CTCGGCAAGGCGGACGGTTACGAGCTGTTCCGTCAGCCGGGCGGCCGCTCCCCGCAAGCGGAGAACATCGAGAACCTCGATCGATGCTGGGACGAGATGGTGCGGGACGCCGAGGAGATCGGCCCGGAGAACACGCAGACGGCCAGGGCGGAACAGCGCGCGCGGCTGCTCGCCGGCTGGCATGAGCCGCTCTGCCGCTGCTACTATGAGCGGCTCTGTATCGGGAAGAGCAGCGATTGGATCCAGGTCTACGTGGACGGCCGGGACGCGGCGGGCGATGAGGGCGCGATCTACGGTGCCTGGATTGCGGGCCTCGAGGCGCGCGGCGGCGTGGCGGGATTCGACCATCCGATGACCGAGGTCTACACATCCTGGGACCTGGGCAAGAGTGACTCAACGGCCATTTGGTTCTGGAGGATTGCGGACCGCCAAGTGCTCGTAAATGGAGAGTTTCTTTCCGTTCGGGCGATCGAAATCATCGACCATTACGAGAGTGCCGGACAGGGATTGGCGCACTACTTCAAAGTCGTCGATGGAAAGGGCTATCAGTACGTCAAGCACTTCCTTCCGCACGATGCGCGCGCCGAGCCGCTCGCCGCTGAACAGACGATTGTGGCAAGATGCATCGAGCATTGGGGAGTAGAGGCAGTGGGTATTACGCCGCAGATAGACGTGGACGACGGAATCGACGCGGCCCGGTGGCTGCTGGAGCAGCCGGGCACGCGCATTCATGAGCGGTGCGGCGTTCCCGGCCGGCTGGAGTATTCTGGGATCGATGCGCTGCGGGGGTATCGGTACGGCTGGAGCGAAAAGGACCAATGCTTCTCGCGCGAGCCGATCCACAATTGGGCCTCTCACTCAGCAGACGCGTTCCGCTACCTGTCTGTCCAAGCCCGCCGGCAGGAGTTGGCTACGCGGCCAGAGCCGCAAGATTCCAGCTCGGTCGCCGTATCGGCAGACCAATCATTCACGCTCGATGAGTTGTGGCAAGCTCGCGAAGTCCAGCGAAGATGGGAGAGGTGACCATGGCGAAGAAGACGCCCGAACCCGAAAGCGCGAAGCCAGATGAGGCGAAGCTCGAAGGCCAGTTCGACATGGACAGCCCAACTGACTGGGCCAAATATTGGTCGATCGAGTTCAAGGCGGCCCGCGAGGAGGGCTCGGAGGACTGGCCGGGCATCAAGCGATTCCAAGAGGACGGCCAGCGGATCGTAAAGCGCTACCGGGCGTCGCGGAAGGGGAGTCAGCGGCTCAACGACGCGCGGATCAATCTCTTCCCGGCGAACGTCCAGACCCAGCGGGCTATCCTGGTCGGCCAGGTGCCGAAGAGCGAAGTAAGCCGACGCTACGCCGACCCGGACGATGACGTGGGCCGGATCGCGTCGACCATCCTCGAGCGGCTGCTCAACTACGGTCTCGAGGACGAAGGCAAGGGCTTCGTGAAGGTGATGGAGCAGTGCACCGAAGACCGGCTGCTCCCAGGGATCTGCGGTGCTCGAATCGAGTTCTGCGCCGACTTCGAGACGACGCCGGAGGTGCCGGCGCGAATGGGTCCTTGCCAGGCGTGCCGAGGGGTCGGCATGGTGGCGGCGCCCGCATTTCCCGGGCCGGCGTTGCCGACTCCTCCCTTGGGCCCGACCGACATGCCTCCGAGTGCCCCCGGGCTCATCCAGCAGCCAGTAGAGCCCTCCCCCTGCCCGACCTGCGGCGGCTCAGGCCAAGTTGAGGTGGCGCCGGCCATTCCTCCGCAAGAAAAGCCGGTCAACGAACAGACGGAGGCCCGCTACTGGAACTGGCAGGACCAGCTTTGGAGCGAGGCCCGGACCTTCGACGAAATCCGCTGGTGGGCTTTCGGAGCGCAGATGAGTCGGACGCAGCTCCGCGAGGCCTTCGGCGACGACATCGGCGGCCGGATACCGCTCAACGTCGGCAAGGGCCGGGGCAAGGAGGCCAGCACGGTCCGGCGTGAGACGCCGTGGTCTCGCGCCATGGTCTGGGAGATCTGGTCGAAGGAGCACCGGCGCCTGTTCTGGTACGTCGAGGGATTCAACCAGGTCTTCTGGCATGTCGACAACCCGGATGGTCACGATCCGCTCGGCCTCGACGACTTCTGGCCCTTCCCGGCGCCGATGATCGCCAACGCGACGACGGACGCGTTTCTACCAGTGGCTGATTTCACCTACGCGAAAGATCTCTACGACGAGGCCGACGAACTCACCAGCCGGATCCGGGGGATCGTCCGGGCGATCAAGGTTGCCGGCGTACGGAACCAGGCCGACCGGGGATTGACCAGGTTGCTTGACGAGGCCTGCGAGCTGGAACTTATCCCGGTGGCCAATTGGACCGAGTTCACGACGAAAGGCGGGCTGCCGGCGGCCTTCCAGCTCCTGCCGATCGCCGACATGGTCACGACGGTTCAAGCGCTGGTCCAGCAGCGCAATCTCGTCATCGAGAACATCTACCAGGTGACCGGGATGGGCGACATCATCCGGGGCCAGCAGCAGCAGATCGAGACGGCGACAACCAGCGCGATCAAGGCCCGGTTCGCATCGGTGCGTCTGCAGAATCTTCAGCGCGAGGTGGCCCGGTACGCGACCGATCTGCAGCGGCTCCGCAAAGAAGTGATGGCCAAGCACTTCTCGATCGAGACCATCATCGAGCGGTCGGCCATCATGCAATCGATGGACGCGAAGACGCCGCAGGGCCAGCAGCAGATCGTGGCGGCTGCTCAATTGATCAAGGACAAGCACCTCGACTTCCGAGTCGCCATCAAGCCCGAGCAGATCTCGATCCAGGACTGGACGCAGCTCAAGCAGCAGCGCACCGAAGTGCTGACCGCGCTGGGCGGATTCTTCCAGTCGATGACGCCGCTCTTGACCTTGGCCGGCGCCGCTGGCCCGGGAGCCATGCAGCAGGCGGTGAAATTCGCCATGACGACGGCGAAGTGGCTCGTGGCGGGCATGCCGGGCGCGAGTGGGGCCGAATCGGCGTTCGATGCCTTTGTCCAGCAGGTGGAGCTGCTCGCCCAGCAGCCTCCGCCTCAAGCGCCGCCGCAGCCCAAGCCGCCCGATCCCAAGGTTCAGGCCGCGCAGATCAAGGCGACCGGGGATATTCAGAAGACCCAGGCCGCCACACAGGGCCGGATGGTCGAGATCGCCGCAGAGACACAGGCCAACATGGCGCAGCGCCAGCATGACGCCCAAATGGACGTGGCGACCGATACGGCGAAGGGCGAGGCGAAGATGAGACTCGATGCGCTGCGGACCGTCCAGTCAGTGACCGGCGGCCTGACGCCGCTTGGAGGTGGATGATGATCGGCGAATTCGTAGGTCAACTGCTCCACGCCGTGACGGTGGCGCACGTCTTCCATCTCCAGTCGCAGTCGTATTCCCAGCACATGGCACTGGGGTCGTTCTACGGCGACCTCGAAGGTGCGGTGGACAGCCTCGCCGAGTGCTACCAGGGAGCCTACGGAATCATCGACGGATATCCGACGACCCTGGAGCTTCCCGAAGGTGACCCGACGAAATGGCTCGACGGGTTGTCGCAGTTCGTCCAGGAGAAGAGGACGGGTCTCTCAGACGATTCGGAACTTCAGAATCTCATCGACGAGATCCAGGGAATCATCGATCGGACGCTGTACAAGCTACGTTTCTTGAAGTGAAAGGAGGCAAAGACGATGGCGGATCCAGTCGCGTACTACGAAGGCGAGGACGCAGGGGAGGAAGTCGCGCGTCGATTGGCGGCCATGTTGGCCGTCATGCAGAGCAGACGAGCCGGCCAGGATGAGAACCGGATGTCCGGCGAGCTCGGGGCGGGTGCGGAGCGGATCAACGCCCTGCTGCCCGTGGCGCTCTCCGGTCGGAATGCCGTCTTGGCGCAGCGTCAAAAACTCGCCGATCTCGACCGAATGATGGCGGACGCGCAACGTTGACGGGAGGTGAACTATGCCGAGCACGAGTCAGAAGCAGCACAATGCGATGGAGGCGGCGGCGCACGGTCACAGCACGCTGGGCATTCCGCAGAAGGTCGGTCAGGACTTCGCAGCTGCCGACAAGGGCGGGAAGTTCTCGGCCACCAGGGCGCGGGCCGAAGCGATGCGGAAGAGGCGGCCGGAGGAGGTGCGCTGATGGCTAGAGGAACAGCCGTAGGCGAAAAGCCAGTCTCTCAGGCGCAGACGAATGCCTGGGACGAGAACGCGGACCGGATCGGGCTCGGCCAAGGTGAGAGCGCGCATGAGCGCGGCATGTTCGTCTGGGATCCGATCCAGCAGAAGCTGGTCCGGCCCGACGAGCGGGTCGAGGAAGAGCGCGCCATTGATGCGCCGATCATGGTGGATCGGTTCTACGAGGGCGTCCCTTCACCGATCGATGGAACCGTGTTCCAATCGCGCCGCCAACACCGGCAGTACATGAAGGATCGCGGTCTCACCACGACCGACGACTACGACAAGCCAGGCGGGTACTGGGATCGGGCCGAACAACGCCGGGCCGCGCCATTCTCGACGGCCGAGCAGCATCGAGACCGGCAAGAGCGGATCGGCCGGCGGCTCTACGAGGTCTTGAAGATGCCACAGGAAAAGTACGATCGCGAGGTCCGCGAGATTGCGCGACGACGGGCGGAGCGCGGACCGGCAGTTCCCACGCAGGATGACATCAAACCCAGGAGATGATCGATGGCAGAGACGACCGACAGGATGGCGATGTTGAGGGAGAAATACCAGGAATCGGCGGCTGCAGAAGAGTCGGAGGTCGGCGAAGGGGAAGCAGTCCAGCCGGTCGAGCCAGCCGCCGAGCAGGCTGGTGGCGAGACCGCTCCCGAACGGATAGCCGAGCCTGCGGGACGTGACGACAAGGGGCGATTCACGCCCGGCAAGGTCGAGAAGCCCACCCAGACGGCGGCCGGGGCCGGGCCTGCACCCGTGTCCGCAGCCCCGGCCGCCGCGGCGGCGCCCCCAGCCTCGGTCGGCAAGCCGCCGCAATCCTGGTCCCAGGCCGAGCGAGAGGCGTGGTCCAAGATGGCCCCGGAGGCTCAGCGGGCCGTGCTGCGGCGTGAGCAGGAGACGGCCAAGGTTCTGCAGGAGAATGCCGCGCTCCGGAAGGGATACGGAGAGATCCGGCAGCGTGTCGAGGGGATCGACAGCTTTGTCCGGCCCTTCGAGGGCATTTTTCGCGCGCAGGGGATCGAGCCGATGCAGGGCGTGGCCAATCTGGTCCAGACCTACGCCGCGCTCTACATGGGGACCCAGCCGCAGCGCGATGGAATCTTGGCGCAGTTGATCGGGCAATTCGGCTCGCTCGAAGGGATCAATGCCTACCTGCAGGGCCAGGCGCCGATGCCACAGGCCCAGCCCCAACCGGCCCCGCCTACTCAATCGCAACAGGCCCCGCAGGATGTCCGGGCACTGCTCCGGGAAGAACTGGGGGCAATCCAGCAGCAGGCCGCGCTCAGCCGAGCCGACAAGGACTTCGAGGCATTCCAAGCTACCAATCCGGAATTCCTCGAAATTCCTGGGGTCTGGGAGGCTATGGAGCAATTCCTCGACCTCAATGCGACTCGAGGACGTGACGTGACGTTCCAGCAGGCGTATGATTTCGCCGTGCAGATGGACCCGGAGGTCAAGGCCACTCTCCAGCAGCGCGCGGCAGCCGCTGCGGCAACCCAGCCGAACGCGGGAGCGTCATCGGCGCGGGCCAGGGCCGCAGCAGGTACGATCAAGACGAAGCCGGCCGCCTCAGTCGAAAATCAGGTCGACCTCACCGATCGCCGGGCGATGATCCAGCAGATGGCCGAACGGACCCGGAGATAGTAGAGTAGTTCCGTAGTACGCATGCCGCCGTGGGAGCGGTTGCCCACCCACTGCGAGCGAGCCCCAGCGACGGGGCGTGAGCGAACGGCGATTGGCGCCGTCCACGCGCAACGGTCGCGGACAAACCCGTTTGCAGTGCGTGAAAGGGCAACCACCATGGCAGTCCCGAACCTGACCGAGATCGCGACGTCGACAATCGACGCG